TGAAGAATTAAATAAAGAGCTTATGGAGTTAGTAGGCTATCTGGACGAGAACGAAGCAAAGATTGAGTTGTATAATTTCTTAAGAAGTAATATCACATTCACTACAGACTTGGTGTCTGGAGTTAAGCTCTTTCCTTTCCAACATTTAGCCATCAAGAGTATGTTCGAGACCGACTACTTTATGGGGGTCTGGTCTCGGGGGATGTCAAAATCATTTACCACAGGCATCTTCGCCTTTCTTGATGCGATATTAAATCAGGGGGTTGAGATCGGAATCCTTTCTAAGTCCTTCAGGCAAGCTAAAATGATTTTCAAGAAAATTGAAGATATAGCTGCCAAGCCTGAGGCTGGATATCTTGCGCAATGCATCACCAAAAAGACAAAAAGCAATGACGAATGGCTAATGGAGATCGGAACCTCTAGGATTCGCGCTTTGCCATTGGGTGACGGAGACAAGCTTCGGGGGTTTAGGTTTCACAGGATCATCATTGATGAGTTTGCCTTGATGCCTGAAAGAATATACAACGAAGTAATTGTTCCGTTTTTGTCCGTGGTTGAGAACCCTACAGAGAGAGAAGAGCTCGACCAAGCTGAGGAGCAACTTATCAAACAAGGGAAAATGAAGCCTTCCGAGAAGCATGTCTGGCCTAACAACAAGCTTATTATGCTATCTTCTGCGTGCTATAAATTTGAGTATATGTATAAGCTTTATGAACAGTTTGATGGATTAATAAATAGCGCGGCTGAAGATCCTACGGAAGCTAAAAGGGCGATTATGAAATTTAGTTATGATTGTGCCCCTAAGTTGCTCTATGACCAGAATTTGATAAAACAAGCAAAGTCAAGCATGAGTCAAAGCCAATTCGATAGGGAGTTCGGAGCTATTTTCACGGACGATAGCTCTGGATACTTCAAGACTTCGACAATGGCGGCGTGCACACTGATGGATGGAGAGGGGGATCATGTAGAGGTTAAGGGAGATCCAAACTCTAAATACCTTTTATCCTTCGACCCAAGCTGGGCGGAATCCGAGAGCTCGGATAACTTTGCAATGACAGTGTTTAAGCTGAACGACGAGAAAAAGATATGCACTTTCGTTCATGGATACGCTTTGCCCGGCACGACCCTCCGTCAGCATATTAAATATTTTCATTACCTTCTTACTAATTTTAATATAGTTTCCATTATAGGAGACTACAATGGTGGGGTGCAGTTTTTAAGCGCTGCGAATGAGAGCTCAATCTTCAAAAAGGATAACCTGAGCATCGGACAGATTAAGGATGTTGACTTTACAAATGTTTTAGACTATCCGGCAGTCCTGAAAGAAGCTAAAAGCCAGTATAATTTACCAGACAAAAGGATTTGCTATTTACAAAAACCCTCAAGTGCATGGATTAGAAGGGCGAACGAACTCCTTCAGGCTAATTTTGACCACAAAAGAATCCTCTTCGCGGGGAGGGCGGTAAATGAATCATACCATTCTCAGAGAAAGAAAAAGATTCCCATAGACAAACTAAAGTTTTCTATTCACGCCGATGTAGACAAGCAGGCCGCCTCTGCAAAAATGATTGATTTCATAGAGCACCAAACAGACATGGCAGACCGGACGAAGGCTGAATGTGCTTTAATACAAATATCTACATCCCCTCAAGGCACTCAGACATTTGATTTACCTTTAGAGTTGAGAAGGCAAACCGGCCCAGACAAGGCGAGGAAAGACTCTTATTCGGCGCTTGTTCTGGGAAATTGGATGACAAAAGTCTATTACGACATGCTCCACGCGAAAGAAGATGACGTGCAGGTTACGTTCACTCCAATGTTCGTAAGTTAAAAGTTAACTTTAAACTTTGCTTTGACTTTGCTTTAACTTTGGTGTATAATACCCTGCAATGGCAAAAAGAAAATACACAAAGAAGTCTGACTACTGGAGTAAATTTGACCAAGACAAGGGGCATGGCGTAAAGTCTATTGAGGATTTTTTCAAGTCTGACGCTGGGCAGACCGAGCCGCAATCCGCAGGGCAGCCCTATTATACCGAAGCTGGGTCAACTCCTTATACCAGAAAGACTGGAGAGGGAACGCGGACGTTGGGGCGCAGGAACGCTATATCTTCCAAAGACAAGGATAAAAGATATGCTAATATTCGCGGGGGCATGCTTCCTTACGAATACGGTTCTGACGGTATAAATATCCGAGACACTATAGATTTATGCCAAAAAGCCTATGCTAATATTGCTATTTTCAAGAATGCTATTGACATCATGTCTGAGCTGACTAATTCCGAGCTAAAGCTTGAGGGTGGCTCAGAGAAAGCAAGGAACTTCATATATAAATGGTTCGAGAAGGTTAACTTGTGGAGCCTTAAGGATCAGTATTTTAGAGAATACTATAAAACAGGTAATATCTTTTTATATAGAATAGATGGAAAGTTTAGCACCAAAGACTTTGCTAAGCTTACTAAAGTATACGGAGAAGCGGGAAAATTAAAAGCCAATCACATCCCCATAAAGTATGTACTGCTAAACCCTTACGATGTAGCGATGGATACAAAAACATCTTTCTCTACGGCAAATTATAAAAAACTCCTATCTAAATATGACTTAGAAAAGTTGAGGAACCCCTCTACGGAGGAAGATAAAGCTATATTTGATGCGCTCCCAAAAAAGAAAAGAGGAGAGATTAAGAAGGGGACATTCCTTGATGTCGGCATTCATATAGACTTGGAGCCGGAAAAGCTTTCCTATAGCTTTTACAAAAAGCAGGACTATGAGCCATTTGCGGTTCCCTTTGGGTATCCAGTTCTAGACGACATTAACTGGAAGCTTGAGTTAAAGAAAATTGATCAAGCAGTAAGTAGAACTATAGAAAATGTAATTCTCCTTATTACAATGGGCGCCGAGCCAGATAAGGGGGGTATTAATGCAAGCAACCTTCAGGCCATGCAAGCGCTTTTTCAAAATGAGAGCGTAGGCAGGGTTCTAGTAAGTGACTACACCACTGATGCGGAATTCATTATTCCAGACATTTCCAAAATCATTGGTCCGGATAAATATGAAATAGTCAACAACGACATTAGAGAGGGGTTGCAAAACGTAGTTGTCGGCAATGAGAAGTTCGCTAACACCCAAGTTAAGGCTCAGATATTTCTAGAGAGGCTGAAGGAGGCGAGGCATGCATTCATACATGACTTCATCCAGCCTCAGATAAAACTTGTATGTAGAAATCTGGGATTCAGAAAGTTTCCTGCAGCTCGGTTCGAGGAGCTTGACATTAAGGATGAGGTTCAATTACAGAGGGTCGCCACTCGTCTAATAGAGATTGGGATACTAACCCCAGAGCAAGGCGTAGATGTTATAAAGACTGGCATCTATCCAGACCCGATAGACCTTGCGCCTTCTCAAGAGCTTTATGCAGAACAGAGGGAAAAGGGATACTGGAATCCCTTGGTTGGGGGAGTTCCCGCTGTGGAAGCTCCCGGAGCGCAGGAGGAAAGAGATATTAAAGAAAAGGCTATTGATTCCAAGCCCGCTCCTACCGCTCCAGCAAAAAATCCTTCCGCCCAAAAGAAAACTCCCAACCAGAATGGAAGGCCCCCCGGCACCACTGGGCCTCAGGCGGCCAAGGCGTCGTACAGCAGGAAGAATATTCAGGAAACGGTATATAAAATAGAATCCTTACGTACGCATGCGTCTAAAGGTATAAAGAAAAGATTTTCAGTCAAGCGGTTGAACAAGCAGCAAAACCAAATGCTTGATACATTCGTTGAGGCAGTGATCTGCTCTAAAGAGAAGGAAGACTGGGAGTCGTCCGTAGACACATGCATAAAAAATGCAGAAGAATTAGAAAAGCTTTCGTCTATAAAAGAAGTTCTAGATATCTCTGCGAGTCACGAGTTGGAGCATTACCCATCAGCGATACTATACCATTCCTCAGAATAACTTATGTAATTCTCTATCTTTTTGTGTATAATACCTAGAATACATGAAAAGGCCTTTTAAGTATAAGACCAAATTCACTGGAGAAATCACGGCGTCGTCGTCTGTAGATGATCCGGAAATGAATATTACCGAGGCGTCGCTACAGTCCCTGCGCCCCTTGATCCCGAAGGATATTAATCTAGAACAGAACGTTGATCTGGTCGCAGTGGCCTTTAATGCTGCAGTAGTAAACAGATTCAATAAGAATGGGGACGGGATAGATACTGAAACCGCACTTGCCGTAGGTGACTATTTTATCCACAAGCCTACAAATGTAGAACACGAAAGAGATAATATCGTAGGGCATATAGTATCAAGTTCTTTTTCTTCTTTTGGAGAAAACACGCTTCTTTCGAAAGCTGAGGTTTCCGGCACTCTCGATCCCTTTAATGTTTCCTTGGCCGCAGTATTATATAAGATAGCTGGCGGGCCCTTTGCAAATATGCTTGCAATGATGGCTGATAACCCGGAAAATTACAACGAATATATCTCTGCTAGCTGGGAGATTGGATTCAACGATTATATTATTGCCTTGGGAGACAAAGACTTAGCTAATGCAGAAATCATTACGGATGAAGCGGAAATAAAAGAATTCTCAAAATTTTTGCGAGCAAATGAGGGCGCAGGAGAAACTGATGACGGCGTACCTGTCTACAGGCTGCTGTCTGGGGACGTATACCCATTGGGAGTCGGCTTTACAACCAATCCGGCCGCAGATGTGCAGGGCGTGCACGTAGAGAAAACAGAGGTATTTCAACCTGAAGAGGAAGAAGAGGAATATGCAGACTATAAAAGTTTTTATATAAATAATTTAGAATTTTTAAAAAAAATTAAAAATAATAAAGAAATAATT